CATCAGGCAAATCAAATAAATTGATTCCTGTGTTTATTAATCCTTTAGTAGATGAAAAGCTATCTATAACTTCAACTAATGATTTTACAATATTAGCATAATTACTTCCAGACACTCTTGCATTTTGCTTTACAATCCAACTATTGTACTGATAAAAGTAATCTTCAAATATATCTAATTGAGCTTGCTTTGCATACAAATTAAAATCATTTGGAGTTATATACCCGTAATTGTTCTTATTAGCAATTGAAAGAACAGTAGCTCTTACTGTGTTTATTATCGAGGCCATTTATAAAATCGTTTTCACAAAGATACAAAAAAAGAGGCTTCATATTTTGAAGCCTCTTTATATATAATTATTGTAAGATATTATTTCATTTTAGATTCTAATATCTTTAAAACTTCTAACCCTTCATCACTCTGTAAAAATGACGCCACTATAAATAATGGATCTTCTCCATAAGGAACAGTTAGTAATTTATTTTTATTACCTTTTAAATTGTAATAAACATCTTTTTTGTTTTTAAGTGTTAAAAGACTTTCACTAAAATAATTAGCACATTTGTTTTGAAGCTTTAATAAAGGATCATTCATAGCCTCCATAAAGTCATTAGGGTATCTTTTTGCAAACATCCTAACATCTCTTTTTAATTCTGAAGAGGTTAAATTTTCAATCCTTAAACCTATTACAACTCTAGCAATAGTTTCAAGCATTTCAATACTTAGTTCTTTTGCTATTAATTGAGACTCTAGTGCCAAATCTAAAGACTCTACATCTACACTTGCATCTTTTTCTTTATCAACTTCTTCAAACATATTTCCGTTTGATGGATGATAAGATAAGAATTTTTGTAATATCTGATTTTGTTTTGGAACAAACAACATACCATCTTCAAAGACGATAGGCTCTAAAATAACATTTTTATCTTGCTCATCTTCAAAAACACTTTTTGTATTTTTTGCATAACGCAATGCTTTATTTTCTCCAGTTTCTTCATCAAACCATAATAATGATTTTCTTTTTGAATTTCTTGAAGGAATAGTATAGCTTAAAGGTGCTTTGTCTTGTGTTAATTTGTAGATTTTATCTACAAATACTTGTTTCTTTTTTACTGCCATTTTTATTGAATTTAAATTTAATTTATAATAAAAAAAAGGGAGCTACTTAATTTCACTCCCTTTTAATAATTTACTTCTAGTTTGTGAAAATAAAGAAGTTATTAGCACCTAAAGTACATAAAGCTCTTTCAGATAAGAAGTTTACTTCCATAGCATCTAAGCTAGAAGTAGCTGCTCCACCTGCAGAACCTGTAATCCAAGTCTTATAACGTCTGTCTTCAGTTTCTGAAGCTCTGTAACGAACATGTAAGAAAGGACGCTTTGCATTCTTTCCTAATACTTGGTCATATACAGTAGTTGAACCTGCTGGTACTAAAACACCATTAACAGCTCCACCTACGATATCTCCACGCATTGTTGGGTCGTTTAGGTATTTCCAGTCTGTTTTGTAGAAATCATAACCTCTACGGAATCCTGTAAATCCTAGATTTAAAGCCATCTCTTCGTCATTGTCAAAAAGACCATAAGATGTACCACCTGCTCCATAAGAGTTTTGTGATGCTAACATATCGTCAATGTCAAATCCAAAGTCTCTGTTTAAGAAAATAACATTTTCTTCAATAGAACCTTGCTTATCTAGACGAGAAATAATTGCATCAAAATCTGCTAATGCATTAGGATTTCCACCTGCCCAAACATTACCTCTATTTTCAATAACATAGAACATACCTTCTGAACCTTTGTTACCTACTCCAGATGCAACTCCTTCTACAATTGCTGCTGCTCCACCACCTGCTTCTGCTGGTACGGCTTCAACCATTGATGTTTCAAGGTAGTCCTCAAAACGTAAACGAGTTTCATGTTCTGATTTCATGTACCATAAGAATCCAGTTGCACCGTTTTCTGTAGTTACTTCAATCCATCCAATTTGAGCCATATCAGAACCAGATACTGCGTAACGGTCTTTAATGATAATTGGAGAGTTTTCAAATATAGAATCATCAGCTTCAAGTTGACCTTGCATTCCGATAGAACCTTTTTGAAATTCTGAACCATAAATAAACAATGAACATACAACTGCTGCTGCCATTGTTTGTCCTGCTGCTTCATAATAAGCTACATCAATTGTTCCTGCTGCAGTATCTACTGCTGTTACAATTGCCTTGTTGCTATTAGTTGAGGCCGCAGTACTATCAGATAACATAATTGTTTGTCCAACACGAATAGCTATAGAACCAGAACCTGGTACTAAGGCATCTCCAATTGTCAACGTTGCTGTATCAACTCCTGCTGCTCCTGCTGAAGTTACATTTGTATACTTCGTGTGTAGTCTTCCTTGCTCTGCCCATTTAATAAGGTCTGAGTTAGAAGGCATTTCAGCGCCTACCATTCTTAAGAATGATGCTACTGTTCTGTTTCCATAACGTTCAAATTCTTTTTCGTAAGTATCTGGAAGATACTGATTCAAGAAATCAAAGTTAGTAATGTAATTTGTCTGTAATAAGACTTGTTCTGAGCTTGGCTGTAAGTCAAACCCTGGAACATTCTGTACTGATCCTGCCATTTTTTTTAATTTTTAAAATTGTTATTTATTTATTTTTACTTCTTATTCTTAAACCTTTTCCAGATGCGTCATTAATTTGTCTTGCTTTAAATCCTGTTTCACCTATTGCTTGTGGAGTACCTCTCATCTTCATATTGATGTTTTTACTTTGTTTAGAAATATCTCCTACACTATCGGCTTTACCTTGCTCATAAAAATACTTTGCAAAGCGGTCAGGATCCATTGCAGCACTAATTGCTTTATGCCAACCTTTTGCGTCTTTAATCAATCCGTCATCTCCTAGGTATTTACCTATGAAATTATTCAGATCCATTTGTTTCGCTTTCATTTCCTGTGCATCTCCATAAGAATAACCTATTTTTTTATCTCCTATTTCGAACTCAAAACCTTTGAATTCAGAGTTAAAAACTTCACTTGTTCTTTTTTCAAAATACTCATTCTTTTTAAGATTAGCTTCTTGAACTGTTTTAGATTCTTGAATATAACTTTGGTAAGCTTCAAGTTCCTTTTTGTTTTCTTCAGAAATAGCTTTCCCACTTGACTCAAGAGGAACGCTGTATTTTTCTTTAAAATCATTAAGATACTTTTTAGCTTTAGAAAGTTCTCTTTTTTTAGCTATATTTTTCTTTTTAACTTCTTTTTCATCATCTAAGTCTTCATCGTATGAAAACTTATCTTCAATTAGGTAATGAATATCATCATTATCTAAATCAGTTTCTGTTAAAGAATAATATTCTGCTAACACTTGGTCTTCGTTTAAATCATCGTAATCCCTATTGGCTTTTACAAAATCATTAAAACCCCGACCAGTTTCTTTTTTAAAATTTAAATATTTAGAAACATCCTCTGGTAGTTCTTCATTTATTTCTTTTTGAGAAAATAAATCATCTACTGAAGATATGTCTTTATTATATCTATTATTAATATATGAAAGAACGTCTTCATCCTTTATAGTTGGAGAAACTTCTTCTTTTTCTTCTTCTTTTACCTCTGACAAGTTTTCAGATTCCACCTGCCCAAACATTAATTCTTTTTCATGTTTGTCTAAAAGATTTTTTTCTACCTCTTGAACTGACTTTTGTTCTAAAGGGTTTACTTCAGATACTTTAATTTCCATTTGATTTAATTTTTTACAAAGTTATATATATAATTTAAATTTAATTTTAATAAAATCACCTAGGTTCAAATTCAGCTAAATCAAAACCATCTAAGCTATCTTCTGATGATTCAAAGCTGACTGGAGGTAAATTGTTTCTCCTTTTTTTATAAAGACTGTTTCTATTTACCGTATCCACTGCCGCAAATCGAAAAAATGCAGTGCATGATCATTGTGCAAGAAAAGATACTACCATATAGTCATAAGTAAGAGGAAGAAAAATGAGGGTTACAAACCATGATTTTCAATAAAAGATTTGTTTATTGGATGATTACAAAGCAAAACACATCACGATGAGCTGGGTCATGAATTTTATATGTTATGCGATTTATTAGAATATTTTATTTCTTTGGTTTTTCCACCTCTATCTCAGCCGTCACGATTTTTGAGTACTCTGATTTGTTTCGGTGCTGATCGAATGCGCTGAGGCGGTAGAAATATTTCTTCCCTTTCTTAACATCCCTATCCAGGTAATCGGTACCTACAATGATATCGGTCATGGGATAATAGGTGCCTTTCTCCTTCTTGCTCCGGTAGAGGATCACCCCCTGGAGATCGTCCGCCTTCGGCAGTTTCCAACTCAGCTGAATACCCGTTCCGTC